ACTTGGTCCAGAAATTGACGATCTCTGTGCCGTCCTTGTTGAGCACCACGCCCTTGAGCGCGCCGATGCGCATGCTCTCCAGCGTGGCGGCGATGCGGTTTTTCTGCCTCAGCTGCAGCTTGGCCAGCTCGGTGTCGAGGCGGGTCAGCTCGCCATCGGTGCCAAAGGCACGTTGGTTTTGCACCTCCTCGGCCCACAGCGTGTCGTGCATGGGGATGTGCGCCAGCTCGAACAGCTCGCCATCACGGCGGGCGCGCCCGGCGGACTCGCCCGGCGCGCCGCGCGGCACGGCCGCCACGACACCGAACGAGGCCTCGTCCTGGCGCTCGATCTTGACGACGGTGGTGTCAACCGAATCGACGGCGAACCAGCCCAGCGCGCCCAGCTGCTTGGGCACCACAGGCATGGTGTTGATGGCGGCGGTCAGCCGGGCGTTGTCGAAATCAATGGGCATGTCAGCTCCTCAGGATCTGGGGGTGGGATCGGCCGGCGGCACTCAGCGCATGACCACGGATGCGGTGGCCAGATCCGTGTAGGCGGCGGTTTTGTCCGCATCGGTGGCGCCGGCCTTGAACGTCAGGCGGTCGGCGTAGAGCTCGCACAGGCGCACATGCGCCACGCCGTGCACGTCGGCGGCGCCGCTGGCGTCCACGCCATCGAACAGCGCGCCGACGGCGACCTGGGTGCCGTTGCTGGCGGCGTTGTCGTACAGGGCGTACTTGCCCAGGTCAGCGCCGGCCGTGGTGATGCGGCCCAGCACCGAGCCGGCCACCAGCACGCCGCTGCCGGCCTTGAGGGTGATGGCCTCGCGGCTGATGCCGCCGTTGCCCTCGGAGCAGACATGCACGCCCGCTTGTGCGGGCATCGCGGTAAAGGTCATAACAGATCCTCTTCGTGTTCAGTTTTCGCGGCGGCTGGCGTCAGATGCCGGCCATGGCCTTGGCGCGGTCAACCGCCGCCAGAGCGGCGCGGCCGGCGGCGCCCTTGTCCTGGGCCTGGTTGACGACCTGCCGATCCGCCTCGGCCGAGCCAGCCGACACCGGCAATGGCTTGATGCCGGCAGCGAAGTGCGCCTTGGCCTGGGCGCTGATGCGCTCGCGCTCGGCGGCCAGCACGGCCAGCGCGGCCTCGCCGCCGGTGGTCTTGCCGTCGAAGGCCATCGTGTCGATCAGCACCTCGTGGCCCGGCAGTGCCGCGGCGCGCACGGCCTGGATGCGGGCGCGCTCGCCCTCGGCGCCAGCGGTCAGGCCGGCGGTGTGGATGGCGCTGTAAGCGTCGGGGTACTGGGCTTTGATCTCGTCGGGGGTCATCGCACGAGGTCCTTTCTGGGCGGGAGTGGAGGCGGGATTGCCGGTGCCCTTGGGGGTGCCACGCGCAGCACCGGGCACCGTGGTGACGCTGGCGGGATCGGATTCGAGGGCGGCGATCAGGTCGGGCAGCGACATCACGCCGTCCACCAGCCCGGCGTCGATGGCCTGCTGGCCGACGAACACCTGCCCGGTGGCGATGTCCGACAGCACCCGGTCGAGCGCGAGGCCCCGGTGCGCGGCCACCGCGTCGGCGAACAGCGAGCCCATGTAATCGACCTGGGCCTGTTGATGGTCGTCGTAGGCGGCCACGTCGCCACCGCCGCCGCTGCCCCCGCGCGCCTTGTACCGGCCGAACGTCAACGTCTTGCGCTGGATGCCCGCCTTGGCGTCGGCGCCAGTGGTATCGATCATCTCCATGCGCACGCCGACTGAGCCGACCTGCACCATCGGGCCGGTGATGTAGAGCCGGGGTGCGGCGCTGCCGATCCAGTAAGCGGCCGAGCAGATCTGCCCATCCGACAGCACGGCGGTGGGCTTGGCCTGGCTGAGGCGCTGCAGCGCGGCGGCGGCCTCGGCGATGCCGAGCACATTGCCGCCAGGGCTGTCGATGTAGAGCAGCGCGGCGCGCGCCTTGCCATCCGCGGCGGCCTGGTCGAGCTGCTCCGCCAACAGCGCCGCCGAGCTGGCCGCGCCGGGGTTGCAGAGGTTGGCCATGCCGGGCGCCTTGGGCATGAGCACGCCCGAGAGCGTGATCAGCGCCGTGCCGCCGGGGGTGAGGACGTACTGGTCCTCCTGCGCCATCGTCGGCGCGCGGCCCGACACGGCGGCCACCGCCGAGGCGGCCGAGGCCAGCGCCTGGGCCTGCAGCGGCGCGCCGTCGGCGGCACGGGCCTCCAGCCGGGCGGCATACCAGCCGGCCAGCGCGTCGTAGATCCCCGGCGCCAACGCCCAGGGGGTAGAGATGATGGAGTGGGACATGGTAGGCCTCAGGTCGAGGGATTCGAGGGGCCGGCCGCAGGCACGGACACCGCCGCAGCGGCGCCCGCTTTCGGGGTCGGCGCGATGCCGTCGGCGTGCATGCGCTGCAGCGCGCGGCGCTTGGCCGGGTAGCTGGCGTTCCAGTCGCTCCCGAACAGCTCCCACTCGGCGCGCTCGTAGGTCATCAGGCGGGCATCGATGGCGGCGCTGTAGGCCGCTACCTCGTCTTTGGGGTTGACCGATCCCTGGCTGTCGCCGTGCCACTCGGCGCGGCGGTAGGCCCAGCGGATGAGCGGGTCGTCCCAGTAGCCCGGCGCCTGGATGCGGCCCGAGGCGACGGCCTCGTCCAGCCACGCATCGCGCACCGGCTGGCACAGCGACAGCACGGTCCAGTAGCGCTCGACTTTCGCGTGCTGCCAGTACGCCAGCAGCTCGGCGCGGCTGGCGGTGTACGAGGCATCGAAAATCTTCAGCAGCAGCGAGCGCGGCAGGTTGAGCCCGACGCCGATCTCGGCGTAGACCTGCCGCACAAACTCGATGTAGGCCGGGTTCGGCCGGCCGGGGTTGGCGATGTCCACCTCTTCGCCGTCGGCCAGGCCGATGACGGCGCCGGCGTCCAGCGCCATCTCTGGCCCCGGCGGGGGCGCGTCATGCGCGGGCGCCAGCTCGGCACCGTCGGCATCGGTGCCCAGGTCGATGTGCGCCGCGCCCGCCCCGGCGGCCGGGCGCTTGACGAACACGGTGTACATCGCCGCGACCACGGCGGCCGTGATCTCGGCCTCGGAGTAGCGGCCCAAGTCTTTGACGGCCTGCGCCACCACGGCCAGCGCCGGCACGCCGCGCACCTGGTCGGGCCGCAGGCGGTGCAGGTGGTGGAGCGCCAGCACCCGGCCCGAGGCCGCGCGCAGGCTCACCCACTCGCCGGTGTAGTCGTTGGCGGGGCCGATCAGGCGGTCGCCGGGGTGGCGGGTGTAGACGTGCAGCGCCTCGGGCTTGCCGGTGCTGCCCAGCCGCACGCCCCGGATCATGTTGTAGACATCCATGCCGCCGCCAGGGTTGCCGATGCGGTCGGCCTCGATCAGCTGCAGGCGCAGGCGGTAGGGCTGGGTGGCGGTCGGCTCGTCATCGGGCAGCAGCGTGGCGCAGTCGCCCGAGAGCCAGCGCCCGGCGTACACTTGGCGCTGGTAGCTGTAAAAATTTTCGCCGTGCAGCCCACCGTAGACCGACTCGGGCGAGTCGGCCCAGAGCGACCACTCGCGGTCCAGCGTCTCGATCAGCGCATCGCGCTGGGTCTCGGACAGCCCGAGCACTGCCGCGTCCGGCGTGGCCACCGGCACCAGGCCGGTGCCGATGATGCGCTGCAGGTGAGTGTCAAGCGCGCCCGAGGCGATGGGGTTGACGCGGGCCAGCTCGCGGGCCTCGGCGCGCTGGCGGCCCAGCGCTGGCACGGTGTCGGCGTTGGCCGAGCGCGGCACCACCGCCCAACGCGCATTGAGCGGCGAGCGCCCGCCCCCGTCGGCCCCGACGCCCGAGTAGGCCTGCACGCTGCCCGAGCCCGAGCCGTGGCCTGAGGCCGCGCGGGCCGCGCCGCTCTGCAGCGACTGGCGTACCTGCTGACGCACGGCGGCCGGCTGGCCGCGCAGGAGACGCACCGGCCTCATCGGGCGGGCCTCGCGTAGACGATGCGCCCGCCGCGGCGGGCAGATGCGGCCGATGCACCGGCTACCGGGGCGGCAGCCTGGTCAAGCACCGCGATCTCCGCGCGCAGCCGGCGGATCTCGGCCTGCACCACCGACAGGTCCGCCCGGCGCAGCTTGCGGGCGGCCGCACCGTCACCGATCTGGTACTCCTGGCCGGAGAGGATT